CCCGGCCACGTCCTTGCTGACCTGACCGCAGTAAGCACGAGCTGCAAGTCTGGTCGAGCGACGCTTCACCTCAACGCGTTGACCGTAAGGGACGCGTGACTACCGAGCGCCTGCGCGGCCGAGCTGGCCAACGCCAGCGCCTGCGCCGCCTGCGCCGCACGAACGGCCTGTGCGAACGATGCCTCGAGCATGGCCGCACCACGTCGGCCGACGTCGTCGACCACACAACGCCCTTGGCCCTCGGCGGGCTCGACGTCGACAGCAACACGCGCAACCTGTGTCACCCGTGCCACCAAATCGTCACGGCCGAGCAGTTCGGCCATCTGGCGATCGCCGGCGAGCGCGGCGTCGGCCGCGACGGCCGACCGACCAGCGCAGGCCATCCCTGGAGCGGCCCCGCCCCGGGGGCGGGTCAAATACCTGGAGCCCCGGTGAGCGGACACCGCGCCAGCCAAACATTTTCACTGACAGCAAATCCAAACCAAAAAGTTCGGCCCGAATAGGAGGCTTGATGACGACCACCGTGACGGTGACGACGCACAGCTGGCCTGTCGCGGTGCGCACCTTTCCCTGCGCCAATGGCCAGCCGGTCGCCGGCGCGAACTGGAGCGATCCGACGGAGGTTTCGGCTCACAGTCAGCAGATTTTTCATGTCCACAGCGGCGCGGATCTGCTGATTCAGGAGCTGCCGCTACCCAAGGATCCGCCGTTGCCAGACCTCGGCCGGCTCGACGTCGTCTAGCCGCCTATGGCAGCGCCGGCGATCGTCGCGGAGCCCAAGTGGGATCGGCTGCTCAGCGACAAGGCCGAGCGCCAGGCCGCGAAGGGCCACTGGAAGCGGATCGTCGAGGAAATGCGCGAGCGGGAGACGCTCTCGGCCTCGAACGGCCATGCGCTGCAGCGCCTGGTGCTCGCATACGTCATTTTCGACCGCTGCACGCTCCAGGTCGCCACGGCCGGGCTCGTGATCGAGCCCAATCCGGACAATCCGAAGGCGATCGCGCGCCTGTCGATCTACTACAACGCCATGCGCGAGGCCGAGAAAACGGCCGAGCGGCTCGAGGCGCAGCTCGGTTTGTCGCCTGGCCGGCGTGGAAAGGTCGGCAAGGTGACCAAGAAACGGGAGCGCAAGGCCGGTGCCGACGCGTTCCTCGGCGCGAAAAACTAGCGCGGCCGACCCGACCACCGCCTGGGCGCAGGCAGCGGTCCGCGGCGACATCGTCGTCGGTGAACTTGTCCGGCACGCAGCCGAGCGACACCTTCGAGATCTCCGCGACGCCAGGGCCCGCGGCTATTTCTGGGCGCCCGATCGCGCGCAGCGCGTGCTCGAGTTCTTCCCGTCGATCTTCACGATCACCGACGGGCCCGCGGCAGGCAAACCGTTCAACCTGATCCCGTATCAGGTCTTCATCGCCGGCGCGCTGATGGGCTGGGTCAATGCCGACGGCCGCTGGCGGTACCGATCGGCGTGGATGGAGACCGGCAAGGGCCAGGCCAAGTCGCCATTCATGGCCGGCCTGGGCCTCTATGCCATGGGCTGGTGCGACTTCCCGCGCGCCCAGGTCTATTCGATCGCGGCCGACAAGCAGACCGCAAACGTCCTGTTCAAAGATGCCGTCGCGATGTGCCGGGCGCAGGTGCCCGGCTACGACGACGGCGACTCGCTCGAGCAGCTCGGGCACATCGTCGCGCGCGGCGAGCTCGAGAACACGCACAAGCTCGAGCACCCGGCCACCGGCTCGTTCTTCCTGCCGCTCGCGTTCGGCACGACGCAGTCGGGCCCGCGCCCGCGCATGGTGCTCGCGGACGAGATCCACGAATTCACCACCGACAGCCAGATAGAGACCTGGCGCCGCGCGATCGCCAAGGTCGCCGGATCGTCGATGATGGTGCTGGGCACCAACACGCCGGCGACGTCGCAGCTGGTCGGGACCTCCTATTCGGAGATGTACCAGGCGATCGCGCGCGGCGAGGTGAAGGACGATACCGCGTTCGCGTTCGTCGCGCGCGTCGACAAGGCCGATCGCGAGACGGTCTTTCAGAACGAAGCGTGCTGGCCAAAATCCCTGCCGGCGCTGGGAATTACGTTCCCGATCGCGAATATCCGCGAGGAAGTCGCCACCGCGCAGACGCGGCTCTCGACCGCATCCTCGGTCAAGCGCCTCTACTTTGGCATCCCGACCGGCGCGGCCGACTTCTGGATCAACGAAGAGAGCTGGGCAGCGGTGCTCGCGCCCGTCGACGACGCGGCGATCGCGGCGCTGCGCGGCTGCAAATGCTGGCTCTCGCTCGACCTGTCGAAGAAGAACGATCTCACCGCGCTCAGCGCGACCTGGATCGACGCCGAGGGCATACTCTGGTCGAAGACCTGGTACTGGACGACGCGCGAGGGCCTGCCCGATCGCGCGAAGGCCGATCAGGCGCCCTATGAGGACTGGGTCGAGGCCAAGCTGCTGACGGCAGTCACGGGCGCCACGATCGATTACACCTTCGTCGCCGCCCAGGTGAAGCAGCTCTGCAGCGACCATGAGGTCGAGGAGCTGGTGTTCGATACAGCGAAGATCGCCGATTTCGAGAGCGCGTGCGAACAGATCGGTTTCCCGGCCTGGCGGTACCGCGGACCCGACGAACCGGCCGGCGAAGGCCTGCGCATGGTCGCCCACGCGCAGGGCCTGCAGGTCAGGTTCGAGGACAAGCAATATTCGATGCCGCGCTCGATCGAGCGGCTCGAGGACCGGATCCTCCTCAAGCGGATCATCATCGACAATTCGCCGATCACCTACAGCTGCGCCGCCAACGCCGCGCTGATCGAGGACGGCATGAAGAACCGGGCCTTCGACAAGAAGCGCTCGCGCGGCCGCATCGACGGGATCGTCACGATCGCGATGGGCGCCGGCGCCGCAGACAACGCACCGCGGGGCGCGCCGAAATCCTTCTGGGAGGAATGATGACCAAGATCATCTATGCGCGCGACGCCGCCGGCGTCATCGGCGCGCTGCTGATCGCGATCGGTATCGGCATGATCTATCCGCCTGCCGGCGTCATCACCGGCGGCGTTCTGATGCTCGGTGGCGCGATCGCGCTCGCGAAGGCCCGATGGCCGGCCTGATCGGCGCGATCGCGCGCGGGCTCGAGCGCAAGGAAGCGCAGATCCTCGACACATTGCCCGAGTTCCTGCTCGGGCCGATGAGCAAGACGGGGATCTCGGTAACCTGGTCGGTCGCGCTCCAGGTGACGGCGATGTTCGCGTGCTGCCGCGTCGTTGCTGAGGGCATCGCGCAGACCCGCTGCCGGCTGATGCAGCCGCGGCGCGGCGGCATGGGCAGCGAGGCGGCGCTCAAGCACCCACTCTACAAGCTGCTCTATCGCAAGCCCAACGCCTGGCAGTCGGCCTTCGAGTTCTGGGAGACGATCGTCTTCCACGTGATGCTGGTCGGCAACGCGTATATTTTCGTGAATCGCGTCGGCGCGGGCGAGATCTTCGAGCTGCTGATCATCCAGCCCCAGTTCGTCACCGTCACGCGCCACGCCGATCACTCGCTGACCTATACGGTCACAATGCCCGAGGGTCTCGGGCTGGTTACGCTCACCGGCAACCAGATCTGGCACATCCGCGGGCCGAGCTGGAACGGCTGGATGGGCATGGAGACCGTGCGCCTGGCGCGCGATGCGCTCGGGCTCAGCCTGGCGCTCGAGGAAGCCCATAGCGCGCTCCACAAGAACGGCGCGCAGCCGTCCGGCGCCTATTCGGTCGATGGAAACCTCACCGACGATCAGCACAAGCAGCTCACCGCCTGGCTGAAGAAATGGGCGGCGTCGGACAAATCGGCGCCGATCGTGCTCGATCGCGGCGCCAAATGGCTGACGCAGCAGATGACCGGCGTCGACGCAGAGCACGTCGAGACCCGGCGCCTGCAGATCGAGGAGGTCTGCCGCGCCGCACGCGTCATTCCGCTGATGATCGGCCAGTCGGACAAGACCGCGACCTATGCCAGCGTCGAGCAGCTGCTCGTCGCCCACGTCGTGCACACGCTTCACCCCTGGGCGGAGCGGATCGAGCAGTCGGGCGGCGCCTTCCTGCTCACCGACGCCGAACAGGACGCCGGCCTCGAGCTGCAGTTCAATCTCGCCAACCTGATGCGCGGCGATTTCAAGTCGCGCCAGGAAGGCCGCCAGATCCAGCGCCGCAATGGCATCATCAATGCCGACGAATGGCGCGACGATGAGGGCCTGAACCCCCGCGACGACCCCGGCGGCAAGCAGTTCATCGTCGAGGCCAACATGGCCATCCAGGACGGCCGCGACCTTCCGCCGCCTGTCGCGGTGCCCCCGAAACCCAAGGAA